AAGTGATATCTTCGCCAATTCACTAACGACGATCTTTTGGATTCTTTGGATGGTTCTGGCAAACTTAATGTCCTCTTGAGCCAACGTAGACTTACCTGAAAGATCTTCTTCAGCTGTAAGATAAGACTTTGGAACCCCAAGAGAAATAAACAACTTATTCTGTAAATATTCAATATCTTCAATTGCAGCTGCATTCTCACCCCCTGGCAACGTTTCAATTCTGCTTCCTCTATCCCCACGAACTGGAATAAAGAAATCCTCCAAAATACTTTCAGGATTATATCGGTAATCCACATTGCCCGTAGCTTCTGCCGTCACTGGTATTCTTTTAAGCTTATCTCTTGCATTTTGCATGTAAGAATCCACATCTCTTGGCGGGATGTTTCCTACATCAACATAGAACACTCGACGTTCTGGTGCCCTGCTAATACGATAAATTAACATAGCATCTTCAGCCATTAGAAGTTGTTTCCATACCTTACGAGATGAATCTAATATTGACCTACCATAAGGAAGAAATCTATCATCACCTAAAATACGCAAGTGAGAAACTTGATAGTTTTCAAATACAGTATTACCTTGAACCGTCCACTTAAACCTTAAACTATTAGGATCATTATTATATCCTTCTTCTCTCTCAATCTCGCCAACCGGCATTGCAATAGCACCCAACACACCTTCTTTATCTACAATGTCTAGTAGATTAAACATATCACCATACTTGCACATATTACGAATCCAAGTCCAAAGGTGAAAGTCTAAGTCTAAACGTTGATAAAGTAATTCTTCTAACTCATGTATAATCTTGTCATCATCAGAAACGATTTGTAGAATTTTCCCATCTTCTGCATAAGTCATCGAATCATCAGCATAAATGTCTAATGCTCTCGTAATCTCTGGGTAATGATCCATCTCTTCATAGTCTTTGATTCTCTCAAATCTTTCTACTCCACCAATTAGAGACTGTTGATAGAGTGCAGAAGAGGCTCGTTGAAAAGTATCAAAGGCTTTCTTCTGTGCTTTTATACCAGGCCGTTCTGTGGGAACCTTGTAAGCTGCTGAGCCGCCCTTTAATATTTTCTTTAGTATATCAAATCTATCTGCCATTATTCATTATCCTTGTATAAACGTTTTTTTTCCAAACTCAAAAAATTGAGTCCGTCCGGATTTTGGTTTGTCCACTTTTTACTATTTATCGCCAGTTTGGGTAACAAAAAATAAAACTATCCCTAAAACTACAGGAACCAACCCTGCAATGCCACCCCACACGCCGGCCTTAACTTTAAGAGTGGCGAGATCTACTTGTATTTGTGTAAGCTTATTTTCAATCAAACCAAACCTAGTATCGTGGTGATCAAGTTTATCTATTACCATCTTTTCATATTTACTCCAGCCATTATCCTCTGCCATTAGCTCATCATCCAACGTAAATCTTCGCGCTGGCCATTGCCGACATCGAAGGTAAATTGTTCTTCTTTCTTTTGGTCGTCCGTCTTATAAATACCAAACTCATAAGGCGTAGATGAAAAATGTAATCCATTTAATAGCTCTTTAGTCATATCTTCATTTTGACTATTAAATTTTAAGGTAGTAGCTCTTACATACATTCCAATAGCCAACGCCATTACTAAGTCATCATTATAACTAGGCATGGCCTCAGGTTTACCATTATGAAAAATAAAAGTTTCTAACTCAGCTAAGGTTCTTTTTGAATGTAAAATAAATTGATGAGTTCTTAAGTCTTCTTCCATACGAGCTACGCACACAGGGCGTGTTTTCATGCTAGTCGTAAAACCAGCCACTGCATTTTTGGGTACATTATAAGGATCATAATATAATTGATTAGAGTTACTTTCATGGACTCTAGTCAAATCCTTTACTGTCCAATAAAGATTTTTGTATTCCATCTCTATAAGCTTCATCACTACATGATGACCCATAGATGCATTTTCAACTACAATATGAGCATTATTAAATTGAACTGCAGTATTATGAATGAGATGCGCATACACATCAGTATTAACTTTACCTTTGTACTCCGCTACTTGTTCATATTTTTCAACATCAAGAACATGAAAGGCTGAAAAATCATCACCGTCACCTCTAGCAACATCAGCGCATAACAAGTATTGTTTAGTGTAATCGGGATACTTCCATATCCACAAGTTTTTATCAATCCAAGTTTTTTCTTCGGGTTCTCTCAGGAAGGGGCGAAAACCATCATCACTTACTTCTTCTTCAGTAGGATGCTGTTGATACCAAGATAAAGCCTTTAAACTAATTACATTATTACCTGATTGCTGAAAGTCACATCCATGCTCTTGGGCAAACGCTTGGTCACCAATTTTTTTTCTTTCATCTCTAGCCCATTCTTCATCACGTTCTGGATGTTTACTCCAAGGAAGAGTAATAGCCTTGAAGGATATATTTTTACCTCCTACTCTTTCACTTATACCAGCGTCTGCCTCAATATAAGATTTATGAAACCAATTTCCAATACCATTAGGCGAAGATAAGACAATACAATCACCACCAGTAGCTAATGTCGGTTGAGCAGCAGTCCAAATAGTATCCATAGATTTTATAAACGCAGCTTCATCAATAATCAATAAACTTAATGCTTCTGAACGAGCAGCGTCCTGAGCATTTGAACCGGTTGCACCAGATTTAATTTTAGATCCGTTGACCATTTCAAGACTCTGTCTATTGTCAATTACAATTTCTGATTTTAACCAGTCTGGAACAGCTTCTAAAAATACTCTTACTTTATCTACTAGATTTGTTGCTGTATCTCTTTTTGTAGCAAGAATATATATTTCTCTATTCTTAAAAAATGTTGCCATCCAACCAGCATAAGCAGCACACAAACTAGAAATCCCAAGTTGTCTAGCCTTTAAAATAATATTATATGACTCGTCTAAAAAACTCTGCACAGTCTCTTCTTGAAAATCCCAAAGCTCAAAAGACAGAAGTCCCTTGGTAGGATGGCGTATTTTACCATACTTCTTAATAAAGTAAACCGGATCTTTCCTACACTTTACATATTCTTCTGCTTGCTTTTTATCCATTCTTACTTTCTCAATCTTGATGTATAAACAATCCAGGTAAAATACCTACTTTATAATCCTGTTTTTGCCACCAACCCTCACTTTCAATTTGCTCCTCAAAATCAGGGTTACGCTGATTAGGGGCAGTTCCCATCTCATTAAACCCTCTCAACTTAGCCAACTTTAAAAACCAATCTACTTTACATAAGAAAGGATTGTTAGACCAATTAGCATATCTACAAGACATTTTCCATAATACAATATCATCTACTTTATCTATTTCTTCACAAATGTCAGAATTATCATAACCAAAATTTTCTTCTGCAGCAAATCCGATCCACCAATTTCTTTCTTCACAACCTTTTGTGCCCACCCAGCGTTTTGCCTCATTAGAAGTGTTTATATAATCTTTTACTTTACGATATTTTATAATATCTACTTTATTTTTTCTAAGATTCCGCAGACCTAATTCTATCTGTTTATAAATATCTTCTTTAGCAGATGCTAATTCAAAATCATTCTCTAAAAACAAAACATATTCAGTATTAACATCTTCTATTGCTTTTGTCATTCCCCAACCGATGCCCAAATTAAGTGGGTGTCCGCCCCACTCAAACTCTTTAAAATCTCTTTCTATTAAACTAATATCATCCGAAGAAACTTCATTAAAGAAAATAAAATTATCACCAACCATTTCGAGTAATCCATTTTCTTTATAAGATATTAAGCTTTTTTCTAACTTATTTAATCTTCCATGACTCAAAACTACAATACCAATATCATCTAACTTTTTCATAAAAACTCTTTCTATACAAACGCTGTTGTATTAACTGTAGGTCTAAGTCTCCGAGCATCTGGTGGTGGAGTTGATTCATAAGTGGGGAATGATTTACCTGCATCCGGATATCTATCTTTAAACTTACCGCCCAAGACTAAAACGTTATTAATATTATTCAAAATAAAACTCTTTATTGTTTTACCTTTTGTAGTGTCCCACCCATAAAGATATGTTTCATCTTTTATTTCATAAGGCTCAACTATCCTTATTACTCTTTCAGTTCTTTTTTGATCTGGTTTTTTTTCTTTAGAATAATTCAAGCGAATCAAATTTAATGAACCAATAGCACCTTCTATTTTAAGTAAATTACTAGGGCTAATAGCCATTTTAAATTTCTTTTAGCTTCAAGATTTTATAGTCTGGTTGTAATTCATGTTCTAATTCAGTACGTGTCATCTCAGTTTCTAACTCTAACATCACAGCAAAATCTATTGCTGCACTATCTGCTGCTTCGGGGTTTAGCTTAGCAACATCTATAGGTCTTTCCTTCTTTATTTTAATATCAAGTATCGTTAAATCAAACTTTAATTTGCGTAATTTTTGATCTTTATTTTTTAAGTTAGTAAAAGGGATCTGCACAATAACCTTAAAATTATGAATGTTCTGTTCTACGCCATCTTCATCTTCTTCTCTATCGTCGTCTGCTTCAGTTATAGTGCTTTCAGTAGCTCTAAAAGTATCAGCATAATCATCACCCCATAAACGATAACGAGACATAATCTTATCTACATCTTTTTCAGTATCTACATCTGTGAGAGAATTAATCATAGTAGTTATATGAGGTCTATCAAATCCCAAATCAGCCAAGCGTACATATATCATCGACTTGTATCTATCTTCTCTAACACGATTGTTTCGTTTTAAAGAAGAAACATACATCTGAATCAATTCACGTATATTTTGTTCTGTTAATAAAAGTCTAGTTAAAGATAATTTTTTCATATTTTAATAGATTTACTCTCTTATATAAGTTATGTGGGCCACCAAACAGGTGACCCACATATTTTGAGGGGTTGTTTTAACCCACGGCAGCCTTTATATCACCAAAGGTTTCTGCCACCTTTTTACTCCCACCGCTCAGTAATCCAGCTGTAAGGACTTGGCCTAACACCGAAGTGTCTCCGTTGAACAACATTGCTACCAAATCCACTGGTACTTGATTGGCGATTAGAAAAGAAACACCAACAGCGATAGGTACTTTAAGTCCCCTGCCGCCCAAGAGTTTCGTATAATACTTCCAACCAAAAACGGTCGCTAGACCTCTTTCAATAATCACTGAAAGAGTGATAAGCAAAGCAAATACGCTAGCTACGTTTTCAAGTACAGGTCCGAAATCCATATATATTCTCCATATACGTTATTAAAATTTTTACACTAACTATTAACGATTAACCATTAACGCGTGAATGTCGTTATAAATATCATGCATAGAGATTAATATTACTTATTTGATGTCTTTCTGCTTTTCTCTCTTCTTCCCTTGTTCTTGGACGAAGGCTCGAAGCCAACAATTTCTTCACCTTTATGCGACGCGTCTTTTCCGTCGTCATTGCCATACGTTCCTTTGTCTCTATTGTATTTATTGAGTTTAGCCCGATAGGCCCTGGCCTTAGGTGTATCATTAAACTTCCTTTCGTTCTCGTAATCGCGTCCATCGGCTTTGGAATACTTATGCGCTTCTATAATATCTCGAAGCTTCATTACTTTCTCGGAAATTTGTTAATATCTTGTTCAACATTTGAGAGCTTATTTCTGATACCTGAAAGAATTAATAAGTTCTGAACATTACCGGGATCACTCTTGTGACGTTTCTCTAAGTAACCCAAACTCTGTTTGATAATGTTTATCACTTTATTAGTGGAACTCAATTGTTTGGCAAACATTCTCTTTACGTCTGCTGGATTAGCTTCGTTGAGGATCTCCTCAGAATTTACATCTTGAATTTTCATCTATAATCTCTTTCCTTAAGTCTGTATCTCTTAAACAAACTACTGATAAATGGAGCGTCAGTATTAAATTCTTTTAAAGCTACTTTCAAAAAATAGCTCAGTGCTTCCTGACCAGTAAGTTTTGTTTTCTTAGCTAGTTGTTTTTCCACCGATAATACACCTTCCATAACCTGTAGAGAAATAGGGTTGGTATTAGAACCAGTTCGTTTAGCGATATTCTTTAGGATTTTTTCTGCAGCATTACTGATACCAACGATTAAGAAAGGCATTGTTATACCTTCTATGTCTGCTGGGTATTTAGCTTCGTTGAGTATGGTAGTTAGTTTCATTGTTTTTTCTCACTAAGAGTTTGGGTCATCTTGTAGTCTCACTTACTTACCGACTCTCTTAACGATACGCCAAACTTCCTTCTTAGCTTTCGGACCAAAAGTAGTTTGTTTCAACCATGTATCGTAAGCTTTCTTAACTGGTATCTTTTGTGTTCGTGAACTGTCTAGGATATCTTCAACAGCATTTTTGTATGCGTGTTGCATTGCCCCCGCAGACGAGTTAGGTATTGCTTCTTGTAGTTTCATTTTAGTTCCCATATTGTTTTCGATACGATGAATGGTAGTTAGCTTCATTAATTATATGCGATAGTTTCATTTTATGATTACCATCTCATCAAAGCTTCTACTAGAAAATAATCCGCCTAATCTAAATGGTGCAGCGCGTCTTTTGCCTGAAGCTGTAGTTACAGCTACATAGGATTGTATTCTATTGTCAGGATAAATCTGCCATATTTTATTATTATATTTAAACTTACTGTTGCCATAAAAGCGATTATCATTCTTATCTGTAAACCCTAATTTAAACTTACCACCTTTTCTTTTTTTAGCAAGCTGGCCAGCTTCTTTAAAATCTTCTGCTTCGTATTTATTAGAATAAGAATCTGTTATTTCTCTTAGTTTCACCTTATATATCTCTCTATATCTCTAACGCTTGAGCCTGCCCTATCTAACTGGTCAAGATTTTCTGGATCTTTCAGCATTTTTTGAATAGCCTTTTTCTGTTTACCTGTAAGTTTTGATTTCTTATACCCTTCAAAAGCTTTAGGCTCAGCAACAGTAGTGGATAATCCTGCTGATATAAAAGGTTCTCCATACCGTGGGTTAAAATCAAACTCTACGCCTTCCCACTTTGTCCCAAACTTTGTCGTCAAAGGAGTTAATACAAGAAAGGTTTCGCGCGTTCTTTTATCCACATATACATCGCCAGGACTAATCTTCTCTTCCGCTTCTTTTAACTCAGTAACGATAACTTCAACAGATTGAGGCTCACCAATTTCATCATCTAACACATCTTTTAATATATCTTGTAATTTCATTTCGCTTCTCCTTTATATATCTGCCGGATCACCGAAACTAACAGTCTTACCTATAGTTCCAATCTTTGGAGAATAGTCAAGAGGGATTTCATCCGTGAGCCAATCGTGTATCTTTAGTGCCCAATTATGAAACTCTTTTGCATCCAACCCTGTTCGACGGAGAAAATCATCCATCTTATAATCTCTCTCGTATTCAATCTTGTTTCTATCGTACGCTTGGTTGATTTTTCTTTCTACCGGATGTTCTCTTGCTTCTTGTAATTTCATTTCGCTTCCCTAACTAGTGTTACCTCTTACTCTGTAATAAATAATTCCCTTGAGATGCATTTAACACTTTAAAACCCATACTCGAAGCTAATTTCTTTACCATTATATTATAAAGCTTCATTCTACTTGGCTCCTTAGCACTAAAATAAATATACTTTGGTTTCGCTCCTTTAACAAATTCTTTTGCAGCCACTAGA